TGTGATGTGCCTGGAGGGCCATCAAACAGGTCATAGTACTTCCAACGCCGTTTGATGTAACTGTTATCAGGAACAATATTCTGAAGACCTTGACTGTTAGGATCATCCTTTAAACGAATGGTCAAAGTATTTGCAGAGGTATCAATTGCCGTTACCTCATACTCGTTTCTTTCATCAACTGGTGTTGCAGCTGCTGAGTCTGAGTAGAAGGAGATCAAGTCTCCTACGTTGAATGTCTCACCAGAGGCATCAACATCGTCAACTGCGATACTTGTAGCACCTACAGCATCCTCACCAACTGTGAGAACACTGCCTGAAGTGATTTGCTCATATGCATCTGCTTCTGCACAAATTTCTACTCGTAGTGAGTTACCATGAGTACCAGCAGTTCTTGCTGCCCACTCACCATGAGAACCTTGACCAGAGGAAAAACTTTCTAAGTAATGATCCGTATCACGAATCAGAATACCACTGTTTGCACCAGCATTTAAAATTGCACTTTCTGCTCGAACAATCTTTATTTCATTACTGTATTTTAAAAAGTTTGCTGCAGTAAAGAAAAATTCAAAATTTGATGCATGAGGTTTTCCAAATATTGTTACCAAATCATCCTCATTAGTGATTGTTGTAACAACGCTTACGGGGCCTTTCCTAAACGGACCAGCAAGTGCACCAATCGTTGTGTCAACGGCAGGAACAACATTTGTGAGGTCAAACTCGTTGACCTGTACGCCAGGAGAAACTAAAAATCCCATCTCTCTACTCCTTTACTATCGTATTATAGTAGTTTTGTATTTGTACAGATATTTATAAAAAATCAATTCTACAAAAAGTGTTTTTATAAGTGTTATAACATATAAATAAATGTATGGTTAATGAACATTATGAGAAGTACAAAGAGACAATTAAGAAGGTAGCTCGTAGAAACTATCGCAAAAGAATACTGTTACTGAACGATTTTCTTGCAGATAAGTCATGTAAGCACTGTGGTGAGAGTGAAACAGTCTGTCTCAAGTTCTACCCTCATGACTCAGAAATACGCAAGTTAACAAAACGTGTAGGAACAAGTGATGACAGTCGTAAAGAGATATTTCATCTTATAGGTAAATCTCACATCTTGTGTTCCAACTGTTGGATAAAACTAGATAATGATTTGATAGAGTTTCTTTGATTACCAGTTAGAGCTGTGATCTCTCACTACTGGATTCCAACGTGTCCCATATTCATCAACAACCTCTCCGATATTCTCATCTTCTAGACCGTTCACTATGAATCCAAATGGGGCCATGTCTTGCTCTAACATGTCTTGTTGTTCTTTCATCATAGTCTTACGAATGTCCATGTCTGTTAGTTCTTTGAAGTATGTTTGATCTGTAACCCATGCAAAGATGAAAAGACAAGCAACTAGATCATCTGTACATCCCTCATCTGCTTGATGAGATGATCCTTTAACTATAAAGGTAGATAATTCATTGATTATATCGTAGTCCTCTATGACAAGTTTATTATCCTCTACCAATTGTTTTAGATTAGAACATCCAATCTTCTTTACTGCCTTTGTGGTTCTTACTCCCAATTGTGCTTTACCACCACTAAATCCACCACCTAATATCTGACCAGCTCTACCTCTCATGGATGCCATGATGAGGTTGTCATACTCCATATCGAACTGAAGTGCGTTTGCCACTTGTTCTCCTATGTCGTTTACCTCTACTAATACAAATGCTTGGTTGTATGCTCTTGCTACCTCGTATATTTTTGCAGGGAACAGAAGAGGTTTTATCTCATTGTCTCTAAATTTTGCAACCACTTTGTACGGCATCTGCGATACATCGACCACCACAAATGCAGAGTAGTCGTTTGCAGTTCCCCTTGACACATCTGCACATAGAACATACGTCTTTCCTTCCTCTGGTGGTTCGTGAACGTCAAGACCAGCATTTGACTGTTTCGGTTCTCTGTATGGCATCGTTCTGAGTTTTGCCGGTGATATAAGTGTGTTGATAGAACCAAGAAACTCGCACTCAAACTCTGTGTTGAACTGAGCTTCAGAGGTATTTTTGATAGTCTCTGCTTTCCATGCCTCATCTCGGCCAGGAACCTCACTCCAGTGAACCTCTATCGGTACATAGGAGTTTCTACCCTCCTCTGCATCCACCCATAACTTGTAGAACATATTCATACCGTGTGGAGTAGACACGATCATCACCTTCGTGGTTTTACCAGAGGATATCGTAGGATACACTGAACTAAAAAATTGCTCTGCTACATTGGCTGGGACATAAGCGAACTCATCAAGAAATATAATATTATAAGAACCCCCACGCACAGCACTAGCGCTTGTAGAAGACGCCAAAATTTTACTACCGTTCTCAAGTTCTAAACTCCCTTTGTTCCAAGACATAACTCCTTGTTGTAACCACTTGGGTAAGTGTTCATATGCAAGTTGTAGTCTACCCAGAAGGTCACGAGCAGTTGCAGCTTTGTTTGCAAGTATCGCAACATTCACAGTTGGGTTGAATAAAACATAGTGTAAAAGATAAGCAATAATCGTGGTAGACTTTCCAGACTGCCTCGGCAGTTTACAGATGGTGAAACGATTATTATGGAAAGTTCCTACCATCTCTTTTTGAAAGTCGTACATCTCAAAAGGTACAAGACCCTCATCAAGAGATACGATACGAATGTATGTCCTGATAAAGTATATAGGGTCTTTCATGCACTTGGCATACTCCTCAATCTGCTCTTTTGTCCACTCTTGTGTAACATTTGCTTTCTTGAGATTAGGATTGCCAAGATATACTGGATCAGACATTATTTGTCCTTCAATATTTTTTGAAGTTCTGCTGTGCTCCCCACGAATAATGCGTTTGTGACATTCTTAGGAGCATTGTCTGGAACCTCTTTGAGTTTCTTCATTTTCTCCTGTAAGTCTCCAAGCTTTTCTGTAACCTCCGCAACTTGTTTGATAAGGTTGCCGGCAACTTCGTATGTCCTTGGATGCTCCGATTCTCTAGCCAGTTCAAGAATGCCTGTAATTGCATCATTTCCTCTTTCCACAAGGTTGTAGAAGTTTTGTCTTTGGTATTCATAATCGTTATCTATATCCTGATTTTCATTTACCACAGGTGATACTGGTTTATGAACATAATTCCATGGCTCTTCTTTTATGGTATCAACATCACCCAAAACACCAAGAGCTGCATCAAGTTCTTTTATAGGGTCTGACATAAGAATTATGCCTTATCAGTTCCAGTTGCAGGATCAAAGTCTTTTGCATCTTGGAAAAATGATGACGTTTCATTGAATCCAAAATCATCATCTGCATCAGCAGTAAATGGTTTTGGTTGAACTTTATATCTCTGTTCTCTTCGTGGTGCCTCATCAGGTAGGTTAGAATATTGATCAACTTGAACAGTTTTAATAACACCGGCAGAAGTAACAGGACCATACAAATAAAACTTAGCAGTAAAGTCTAAAGTATAGATAAGAGCTCTACGAGTTTCAAAGTCACCTTGATAATTGTCCTCGTATGAAATACTATTCAGAACAATCGGAACGTCCCTCTTGATTCCCATATCAGCCATATCATTTACAGTCAATGTGTAGTCAGGTTGAAAGAAAGGAAGAATCTGCTCTACGATTTGTAACGCATCATCAGACTGTTTTGCCATAACATATAATTGAATTGACAAGTTATAAGGTACAGGCATGAACTGTGTTTCAAGTGTGTTTGATTTGCCACTTTTAATTTTTTTAAATTTCTGAACTCTATTTAATTTTCTTGTTGGGTCATAGGATAAGTTTTGTATCTCAAACCCTATACGTGGTAAAGTTATTGCAACTTGCTTGGATAAGTCTGCATCTTCATTGAGACGCACAAGATATTTTTGTTGAGGTCCATAAGCTAATGGCACCTTCATAGTCTGTATTACATTATCATCATTATCTTTACGTACTAACTGAACATTATTAAATGTCGTACCAAATGCTATGATAATTTTTCTAATTGTTTCGTGATAAAATTGTTGTCCTAACATTACGAACTACTCCCAACATCTCCAAACGGATTGGACTCACTAAAGTCAAGAACAGAATCATCTGCTGAGTCAAACAGTTCATTCTGTGCAGAAGAGTCACCAGTGGATGACATATCTCCTAATATATAGTCTTCTTGTACAATATAATATCCATCTTCTGACAAAATAGAGCCTGCCGTCGTTGTCATGACACTTGTCTCCAGAACTATCAGTTCACCGCTTGTTGTACCTTCCTCAGCAATAATTCTACCTTTTTCACTCTCTAAGAGTATTGCATTTACACCACCAGCGCTATCTTGCTCTAAGGTAAATTGGAAATCAGAAGAGGATACACTGAGGGCAGTCTCAATTCCATCTATATCACTTATACCAGTTGCAAGGTCTTCAGAGCTGTAATCAAAGAGACGACATTTTAATTTGAATACAGGGTTATTGTCTAACTGAAAGAATGGCTCATCATGGTCAACAAAGTTTATCTGAAATAATTTATTTAGGATCGGGTGATAAACTGCATCACCTTCAAGTGGCCTATCTGAGTCAGTTGCATCTGACTCTAATATTAGATAAAAATCTGACCCCTCAAACTTAGAGGTTGCTGGGTCTGTACCATCTTCTAAAAGAATAGACCCACCATCACCAGATGATGTTCCACTCTCTAAATTAATCTGTGTTGCTTTACCTTGAAATTGTTTTTTAGAAACAACAAATGTTGCCTCACTTAGATTCTGTAAACCAAACTGATTAATAATTTCTCTCTCACCAGCAAACCCTCCGTCTGAATCTTCCATGTACATCTCTATCTTCTGAGCATTTCTAAACACAGAGATAGAGTCTTCTCCTAGAATAGTATCTTTACCAACTAGTGTACGGTCAATGTAAAATACATCATGGCCATATATCTGGATAGCCTCTGTGACCAAATCTCTGTAGAGATTTTGTTCTGTTGCTATTGCAGTCGAGTTATTGGTGTGAAAATGTTTATTGACAGCCATTCCGTTACCCTATCATATAATTCACTGGTAACTCAAAGGCCATCTGTATCTGCTCCTCTAATTTATTTTGTTCTTCAATTGCTTGTGAATAGATTGCTTCTCCGTTCATCGTAACACCACCAAGCATTGCAACCCCATTAAACTTAGACAGGTTTGCTCCCCATTGTTTTTTGATTAGAGTTGTTGCATATCGTTTTAGATAGATATCATCATAGATATCGGTATAGGTATCTGGATCAATTTTACGATAGCACTCTATGATAAGATACTCACCAGCCACCATGTCGTTCTGCCAGTCCATGTCCAGATAGAGACGGTTCTGGTGTTGGTTGAAGCGTAT